TATCATGTGTCATATGCGACCTGAATGAAGAAGTGTTAAGTTCGAATCCCGAAATCATAAAAGCTGAGGTTATTAAACAACTTGGTTTACCTGAACCCCTCGATATACGAATTGGGTGGGGTGCAGAATGGGAAGTCGAGGAGGAGAAGTGGTCCTTTTCCCAATCCTCGGGGGTTCTCAGCCTTCATGGTCAACTCCCATTCTTTGGGGAATGCCCCAAGGTTGCGATGTGTGGTATGATGTCTCCACGTGAAACACCTTACTCGAGTATTGAAGCTGGTGTTGAAGTATCTAGAGCCCTAAGTCATGAATGTTTTGGTACGAGAGAACCACTCAAACCCCTCCTTCTCACACAAGTCCTACTTTTCATACTTGTGCTGCTTATAGTTTTAGTCTCTGTATATCGTAATAGAAATCAATGAAGTTCATAGCAAAAGTGCACGAACCTATGTATGACTTTAATGATAAAAAGTATATCCGTTATATAATTCCTGTAAAAGTCTCGGAAATTATAGAACGAATGCATACAAATAAATCACATCTCCTCATGAATCAAAATAGAGATAATCCCCTTGATGGTACTATTCTCACAGTGAAGGTACCGTTCCGTTATAGGAGAGTGATGTGCAACGTCAAAGGACGTCCTATTCAGTCTCTAATAAAGGATGATGAAGTTGAAATTGTGGTGGACTTTAAAGGGGTTTGGAATGTCGGTACTTATTCGGGCTTCTCTTGGACACTCTCGAGTTCCTCGACGGGTTCCTGATTAGGGTCGTTTGGAAGGTCAATTGTCTTGAGACCACCCTTCTTGAATCCCTCAAAGGTTTGGAGCATACCCTGAAGCCTAAATACTTCTTGGGTCATCTTTTCAATATTGGAACGAAGCTGTGTGATGTTCTCTTCAACGTTTACGGTAGGCATCTTATACTCATTTAAAGTTTTTACTCTTTAAATGAGTATAGTACGATGACAACCCTAACAAGAACTGGATATCTTGTAGACACGGGTCCAATTCAAGAAATTAAAAAAGAATTAACGGTAAGACCCATCGTAAATGGTGACTTTGGATTTCCTCCACCGCCTTTCAAAGTTTTCAGACCAACTAAGAATGGAGTCTGCGTTCCAAGATTCTATGGAACCGCTAAGCTTGGAGAGCCTCGGCAAGATAAACGCCCCGAACCAACCCGAATCAAGACCAAATTTGTGGGAGAACTCAGAGATTCTACCCACCAAAATGAGGCACTCGCAGCAGCAATTAAAGCAGGGCATGGCGTCCTTTCTTTACCATGTGGCTATGGCAAAACGACGGTATCCTTGGCCATAGCCTGTAAGTTGGGATACAGGACCATGATTGTTGTGCATAAACAGTTTCTTGCGGACCAGTGGCGAGAACGTATCCAGCAGTTTTGTCCAGGTGCTACGATTGGTGTTGTTCAGCAGAATAAGAAGGAAGTTGATTGTGATTTTGTTATTGCCATGCTTCAGTCTTTGTCCCTAAAGGAGTATAGTTTCTCAGATTTTGAGAGTATTGGGACTCTCATCGTAGATGAAGCCCATCATATCTGTGCTAAAGTGTTTAGTCAGTCCCTCTTCAAAATGTGTCCACGACACATTTATGGCCTTTCGGCAACCCCAGAGAGGAAAGATGGTCTCACCAAGGTTCTTCATTGGTTCATGGGTCCCACCTTTTTTGCAGTTGAACGAAAAAATCAGGAACAGGTTGAAGTGTTCCCAGTCATCTTTGAGTCTCCAAACTATAGAAACCCCCCACCCTCTATGCGAAATGGGAAGATTTCAATGCCTAACATGATTACAGAGCTCGTCGAGGACAGGTGTAGAAACATAATGTTGGTCGAATTGGTTAAAAAAGCCTCAGCAGGTACTCGACAACTCCTAGTACTCAGTGACCGCCGTCTTCATTGTGAGTTTCTTCACCAATGTTTTCCCAAAACGTCTGGTCTATACATGGGGGGTATGAAAGAAGCGCAACTCCAAGAATCCTCAAAGAAGAAGATTATTTTTGCTACATTCAGTCAAGCCCATGAAGGTTTGGATATCCCCACCCTAGACACAGTTATTTTAGCTTCCCCAAAGTCTGATATCATACAGAGTATTGGTCGAATTATGAGAGAAACAAAGGGAAAGAAGAACAATCCACACATCTACGATGTTCATGACCCATGGTCAGTCTTCACCGCCATGTATTATAAGCGGATGAAGGTGTACCGTCAAGGTGGTTTTAATATACATGGTAAAAACGTGGAAGAACCTAAGAGTGCCTTTCCTCAGGGAAAGTGTCTGTTTTTATAATCTGAACATCTATTAAATGTCGGGTGCATTAATACAATTGGTGTCCAAAGGTGTACAAGACATATACCTTACCAGTGAAGAGGGTCATTCCTTTTTTCGTATGAAGTTTACGAGACATACAAACTTTTCTCAGGCTCCAAAATTGATTAAATCTATTACGAATACAGATAATTCGGTTATCATTCCAGTTTTAGGTGATGTAATTAATGGTATTTGGTTTGAAAAAGTTGGTGTCGATGCTGTAAACATGTCTTCCAATCTTTTTTACAATTCCACTATTGAGCTTTATATAGGGGGTCAAAAAATAGATTCTCAACATTTTGATTATTACTCTGATATATGGCACAATTACATGGCTGACACATACACAAAAACACAAGAGTTGAGTAACAAAGTTTCTAAATCGAATCCTTCATTTCTCCCCCTTCACTTTTTCTTTTGTGATCATAAGGCATTCTTACCCCTTGTAGCCTTACAACATCATCAAGTCGAAATCAAAATCAATTTCGATGACACTTATTATAATGATTCAGTTCTAAATCTTACAGCTGCACAAAAACGAATTAATGTATACGGTAACTATATTTACCTAGATAAAGAAGAACGAGAATCACTTGTGGGTCGAAGTCTCGACTTTGTCATTACACAAACACAGAAAATTGAACTTCCAATGGAGACTGTCTCTGATAACACTTTAGGTGGTGGTGATAATACATTTGATATTTCATCGTTTAATCATCCAGTCAAATCCATCTTTTTTGGTTTTGGTGCATTAAGTGATGATTTTGCAAACGATCGTTTTACATTTTTAAGTGGTGATATACAAATTAATGGAACCCCAATTCTCGAACACATGTCTCCAAATTATTTTCACACAGTACAAAACTATTACAAATCATCGTACGGTATGAATGATTTTGTAAGTGAAACCAATGTGCTTTTCAATACAAGGTACTTCGTGTATCACTTCTGTCTAAATGCATCAGACTATAATCCATCAGGTACGTGCAACTTTAGCCGTATCGATAATGCCAAAATAGTATTACGGGGTGTGGAGAAGGGTAATCTTAGACCAAGTAATCAGGAGTTAAGTATATTTGCAGTAAACTATAATGTTCTAAGAATCAAGGATGGTTTAGCTGGAATTTTATTCGGTAATTAAGGTATAGATGGGTAGGACAGCTCGTTTCGATCAGGTTTTCGTAACCAGTCTAGATGCAGACCCAGTAGAGCAAGATGTACTCACCACTGTAAAAAGTATCATCACAAGTGAAATTGATGTTGATACTCTCACAGCAGACAAAATCGCTATTTCTAATACCAACCCAACCAAGCAGATTTCAATTGGTTCAAGTTTTTTTGTAGATAGTACAGCAACGAATATCGTGCTTGACGTGACCAAGGGTATTCGTTCTGAACGTCTTTACGTTAACGATAAGATTGGTATTGCAGCGCCAAATGCTACAAATGAGTTTCAAATTGGACCAAATAATGAATTCGTTATTGACCGTCAGAATATTCATTTATTGAATGCGAAGGGTAATGTTATTGCGAACAATGTACTCGCGAGGTCAACTATGGCTATAGGTACTAAATTTGTAGTGAGTGATACAAGTTCAAATGTATTGAAGGTTGTTGGGAATACATATTCTACGAATGTCACTGTACATGACCATCTCCTCGTCGGTAATGATAGTCGCAATGGGTCTAACGTTGCAGTATTTCAGGGTGGTAATGTTGTCATCAATGGTGATTCACTCATCATAAATGGGAATTTAACTGTCAATGGTAATGCATTCGTATCAGAAGTAGCACAGTACGAAACGACGGTCAATCTAGTCGTACAAGATGCATTCATTCAAATGGCAAACACCAATACTGGTGGCACTTTTGATAATGCAATTATCATGACAGAAGAAAAGGATGGTTCGGAAGCGAATCTCGCTATCGGGTACCAATTTTCAAATAATGAATTTGTTTTTGCGCGAACATTTGCTGCCCCACCAGATACACGTCTCATTATCGATGAATCAAACACTGTGAATCTTCATGTGTATGGACAATTTTACACTAATGGTAATGTGGGTGTCGCGAATACGACTACAAACTATACTCTCTCTATTGGGTCAAATGTCTATTTCGACGATACGGGTTCGAATGTTATGTTTTCGAGGGGTAATGTGTTTACAGAGAGACTCCTTGTAGGCACCGGAGGTGTTTCGGTTGGTGATCGTATCACGGTTAACGAAAGTGCTGATAGTATTCTCACAGTTGACAGTAATATTCAAAGTTATGGAATTCGAACAACTGGTACTACACAATCAGGAATCTCAAACACTGCACCCACAGATACACTTTCTATTGGTGCAAAAATATTTGCAAACTTAACAAATGCAAACACACTCACGATTATTGGTAATACAACAACAACAAATCTATTTACTGGTTCAATCTATTCACATTCAAATGTCGTCATACATGCAGACAGATTCGGTGGTGACAGTGCAACAGATGCACTTGTTCTTAAATCCGGTCCTACTGCTTCAAACGTGAGCTCGATTGAAATATCTGGTGCGAGTACATCAAACACGAATCAAATTATACGATTTAGTACAAAAAATACAGAAAGAATGCGGATTACACCTGAAGGTAAAATAGGTATAGCGAACACAAACCCCACCGAAGAACTAACACTAGCCGGTAATGTTCATATAATTGGTAGCAATGCTGTTGTGTATGGTAATACATGGGGTTCTAAGGGAATGCGTATGTATTCACAACCTAGTGTGGGTGAAAACAAGATCGAAAACATCGTAGCGGTTGGGAAGGGTCTCAACTTTTACGCGAGTCAGACATCGACGATGGGTGCCCCAAAGATGACAATCCTAGAAACGAGTAATGTGGGTATTGGG